ACGTGGACGGCCTTATCGTCGCCTCTGCTGCCGAGTCGCATTTCACCATCGGATCGTTCGCCATCCGGCACAAGATCCCGGTCGTCATCGAGAAACCCATCTCGCCCGACCCGATGCGGGCGCAGCGGTTGCTCGATATGTGCGGGCCGCAGGCCATCGTATTCACCGGCTACACGCGGTGCTTCTCTCCCGCGTGGCGCAGGTTCAAGGCGTCATTGACGAAACCTATCAAGACGGTCTCAATGATCGCATCCGGGCCGGAGAAGGACGGCTGGCTGCTGGATTGGGGAGCGCACTTGGCGGCGCTATGTGTTGACCTTGGATTTAACCCGCTCGAAGCCGACCTGCACGACCCGAACTCATACGAACGCATCGCGCTCTCGGCAACGGTGAACGGTCGGCATCACTTTCTGGACGTATTCACTGACCCTTCGCCGCTGGAAGTGCTGCTCACTGAATTCTGCGACGCCATCCGTCTCGGCGAGCGCAACGTGAAGTGGCTCGAATTGGGCGTCAAGGTAACGGATGCTTTAGAGGAAATGAAGGCCCATGCTTGAAGCGCAGCGCAGGCAAGTCCTGAACGATGTCGCCTACTGCGAGATGCTTCGCAAGCGGGCGGCTTACGATACCGGCACTATCAGCGATGACTCATGCGTCATTCTGCGCGAGGTCACGGAACGCCTTAAACCGCGCGTCATCGTGGAGATCGGCACCTTTATCGGGCGCTCGACGCTGTCCATGAAGGCGACGGAGCATATCTACACGTGCGACATGAGCAACGACTGTTTCCCGTCTAGCGAGTTCATCACGGCTCATCCGAATGTGCCGTCAACACTGTTCCTGAACAGGCTGTGGACGGAGAAGAAACTGCTGGTGGATTTCTTCTTTTTCGATGGGCGTATCCAGTTGAACGACCTGTCCCTGATCCTGTCCATGTCGCACCCGGAGACGGTGTATGCGTTCGATGACTACGCCATCACGGAAAGATACGAGAAGGGCGTCATCAATGTGCGGCTGATGCACGCGCTACTCCCGCATCACATCCTGTTCGAACCGGAACCCGACGTGGACAGCACGATAGCCTTCCTGATACCCAAGGAGATGAAATGGAACTCAACGACATCCTGAAAGACGATGCTCCGGTAGCGACCGAGACGCCGCCGCCCGCACCGGAACCTACTCCGGCCCCCGCACCGACCCCGGAGCCAGCGGAAGCCGCCCCGCCGGTTGAGACTACCAAGTCGCGCCGCAAGGAGTGGCAGGCGAAGGAGCAGGAGGCCCAAGGCCGCAAGCGCAACCCGGATGGCACCTTTGCGCCAGAGGAACCGGAAGCGCCCGCTGAACCCAAGGTTGAAACCAAGCCGGAAGCGCCGACCCAGCCCAAGGTCGAAATGACCGACAAGGAGAAAGGGTTACTCAAGGAGGCGCTGGCGGAACGGGCGAAGCGGCAGGAGCTTGAGCGCCGCCTTGCCGCCCTCGAACAGCAGCGCGCCGCCCCTGTAGCGCCCGCGCCACAGCCGGAAGGACAGCCCGCTGCCACGCCGACCTTCTGGGACAACCCGGACGCGGTGTTGCAGCAATACCATCAGAACGTGCAGCAGACCATCACGCAGCAGAAGATGGCGATGTCTGAGGACATGGCTCGCCGGCAGTACCCGGACTTCGAGGAGAAACTGGCGTCATTCGGGGAATTGCTCAAGGCGAATCCGTGGCTTGGGGAAAAGATAGCCGGCGCACCAAATCCAGCCGAAGCCGCCTACCGGCTGGGCAAGAACAGGATGGACTTGGAGGCGGCTGGCAATCTGGACGGCTACCGCCAGAAGATCGAGGAAGAAGTGACAGCGCGGGTGAGGAAGGAAATCGAGGCGCAGCAGGCGTCGAAGGAAGCGGAACGGGCGAAACTTGCCGCGGCACTCCCGCGATCTCTGTCCGACGTTCGAGGATCGGCACCATCTGGCACGCCAGTATGGGGCGGGCCTACGCCACTGGACGCCGTAATTAAGCATTGACGAGTTGCTGCCGATAGGCATACCCTATCGGTAGTAGGGGTGTCCATAGCGCAATACTATGGGCAGGGGTCGCCTCCCAAGGGCAGGCGCAATCGGATCGCCGACGTGATTGGGCGTGTAGGGGAACACACCTTTCAATCACTCGGAGACCCAAATGGCACAAACCTATGCCGCCTCGGGCCTAACCCCGCAGCAGTGGGACGACCAGTTTTTCGTGGATTATGTCCGCGCGTCCCGCTTCCGCAGGTACATGGGCACCGACGAGTCGGCCATCATCCAGCTCAAGGACGACCTCAGCAAGAAGAAGGGGGATTCCGTCACCTTCGCCTTGGTGAACGAACTGACTGGAAACGGCGTTACCGGCAACACGACCCTCAAGGGCAATGAAGAACGGCTGAATTCCCGTTCGCACCGCGTCGCGGTTGACGTTCTGCGTCACGCCGTCGCCGTGGACGACTGGGACGTTCAGAAGTCCGTCATCGACCTTCGCAACGCGGCTCGCTCGCAACTGCAAGTCTGGGCGAAGAAGAAGCTGCGTGATGGCATCCTGACGGCCTTGGGCCAGATCGACGGCGTGGCGTTTACGTCATCGACCCCGACTCAGCGCAACACGTGGGCTGCCAACAACCAGGATCGCATCCTGTTTGGCGACAACACCGGCAACTACAGCGCGACCTTCGCAACCGGCACATTTGCCGTGTCTGCGGCGGAAACGCTTACGCCGAACATCCTCTCGCTGATGAAGCGCATGGCGCAAAACGCCTCCCCGAAGATCGGCCCCACGATGGTCAAGGAAATCGACCAGGAGTGGTATGTCGCCTTTGTCGGGCCGTATGCGTGGCGCGACTTGACGGAAGATAACCCGACCACCAACGTTCTCACGTTGGCGAACCGGGACGCACGGGTGCGCGGGGTGGATAACCCCCTGTTCACCGGCGACTCGCTGGTTTGGGACGGCATCATCATCCGCGAAATCCCCGAAATCACTGCTCTGGAATCCTCGCTCAGTTCATCGGGCGTGCGGCTGGAGCCGGTGTATCTGTGCGGGGTGCAGGCGGTTGGGCTGGCTTGGGCGCAACGCACCAAGTCCACCACGGATACGGATGACTACGAATTCCTGCACGGTGCGGGGGTTCAGGAAATCCGGGGCATCGAAAAACTGCGATTCGGGACTGTAGCGGGAGCGGACACGACCACGCCGAAGGATCATGGCATCGTGACTGCTTTCATTGCGGCACCGGCTGATTAAGGAGCACACACATGGCTACCAGACAATCAGTGAAGGTCGCAGATGCGGGCACGCAGCCGAAGGCACTCAGGGTCGGAAACGTCAATGACTCCGGTGTGTTCTCGGTCGGCGCGGCGCAATCCCTCTCGGCGGGTGACGTGATTCAGATGGTGCGGGTTGCGAAAGGCGCATCCCTCATCGCTTTCACGTTGTCGGGCGGTTCGGGCGATGCGCTTATCTCACTTGGAGACGGCGTATCCGCTGCGCGCTACATCGCGGACGTGACGATGGGGTCGAATTCCGCCCTCATCAGAACGCTCTCGGTGCGAGCTGGCAACGTGCCCTACGTCTATTCGACGGACGACACCATCGACATCACGGTCGGGACCGTATCGGTGGGCACCATCACGGGTGGCTTCGAGTTGCAATGCACGTTCTCGATGAACCCGACGTAACTTTGCCGTCATAGGCTGGGGGCGGGGCTAAAAACCTCGCCCCCCTTTTTGAATGGAAAAGTTCGCCGCCGCGCAGAAGTTGCACGTCGAAGGCAAATTCGACGAAGCACTCAAAGAATACGACGATCTACTGACCCAGAACCCGGACAATCCGGGCCTGCTCGCGCAAGTCGGAACTCTGATGCTCCAGACCGATCGCCTGGGGCTTGCTATAAGCCTGCTCGAACGCGCTGGCAAGGGAATGCCGCAGGACGACATCTTTGCCAACCTCGCCATCGCCTACAAGCAGTCAGGGCAGCACAACAAGTGCGTGGCGATGTTCAAGGAGGCGATCAAGCACGACCCATCCGCCAAGGTGCTTGCCGATTACGCCGCCTTGTTCGTGAACGTGGGCACGCCGCAGGAAGCCATCAAGCACTCGCAGAAGGCGCTTAACAAGGACCCGAACTGCCACATGGCGCATTGGAACATGGGCCTCGGCAAGCTCGAACTTGGGATGTGGGACACGGGGTGGGATCACTTCGAGCACTCCCTGTTCACTAACCCGCCCATGCGGATTGACCGTCACATCGCGGACAAGCCGTATTGGGACGGCACTCCGGGCAAGAAACTCGCCATCTATGGCGAGCAGGGCTTGGGCGATGAGATCATGTTCGCATCCATTCTGCCCGACGTGATGCGGGATAACACTGTCATTTTCGAGTGCCACGAACGGCTCGAAACGCTGTTCAAGCGGTCATTTGACATTCCGATTTATGGGACGCGGGAGAAGCATTTTCAGCAGATTTCATGGCCGAATGACCACGAAATCGACGCACAGGTATCCCTCGGCTCGCTCGGCCAATACTACCGCCGTTCTCGGGAAGCCTTCCCCGGCACCCCCTACCTCAAGGCCGAGTCCGCGCCTCGTGGCGACAAGTTCCGCGTGGGCATCTCGTGGACTGGCGGCATGAAGCCGGGGCGGATCAGGGTGCGCGAGATTCCGCTGACCATGTGGTATCCGATCCTGAACAACAGTTGCGAGTTCATCTCGCTCCAGTACACGGAGTGTCACGACGAAATCGACGCGGTGAACCGTCTCGGCGGGCACGACATCATCGAGATGGACGACATCGTGAAGGCGCACGACTACTACGAGACCGCCAAGCTAGTGAAATCGTGCGATCTCATCATCTCGTGCGCGACCTCGCTCTACCATCTGGCCGGCGCACTCGGGGTCAGGACGTGGCTCATGGCACCGAACAAACCGGCATGGCGCGAAGGCTTCTCCGGCCCGATCCCGTGGTATCGCAGCGTGCGCGTGTATCGCCAGCCCGGAGGCGGGCAGGATATGTGGCGTCCCGTGGTTGAGCGGGTCGGCTACGACCTCTCCGAATTGCTGCACGAAAAAAGGCAGATGGCGGCATGAGAATCTTCATCGGATACGATCCGCGACAGCCGGTGGCACTGCAAGTGCTGATGCGGAGCATCTACGACAAGAGCACCAAGCCGGTGTCGATCACACCCCTGGTGCTGTCCACGCTTCCAATCACACGGGTTGGACTGACGGAGTTTACCTACTCCAGATACTTGTGCCCGTTCCTCTGCGGCTATTGGGGATGGAGCCTGTTCCTCGATGCCGACATGCTGCTGCTCGATGACATTCAAGAACTGTTCGCGCTCACCGACGACGCCTACGCCGTGATGGTCGTCAAGAACCCGAAACTGCGCTTCGAGTGGCCTTCGCTCATGCTGTTCAACAACGCGAAGTGCGGGCAACTCACGCCGGAATACGTGGACGATCTCACCGTTCATCCGCAGGCATTCGAGTGGGGGACGGTCGGGGAGTTGCCCGCCGAGTGGAACCACTGCATCGGCTACGACGAGCCGAAAGACGCGAAACTCGTTCACTACACGCAGGGCATTCCGTGCTTCAAGGAGACCGCTGATTCCGAATACAAACAGGAGTGGTCGGACGCCTTGAAGATGTGCAATGCGACCGTTTCGTGGACGGAGATCATGGGGAACTCGGTTCACGCGAAACACGTTCTTGCGAGGAAAACGGCATGAAGCAGTTTGTTTATGAGGGAGATTACACGCAATACCGTGGCTACGTGTTCGCCTACGGCAAGCCCACGACCGTCACCGACAAGGGGACGATTTCCGAACTTGACCGGCATCCTCACTTCAAGGAGTTCAACCGTGAAGAAAAAGCACCCGAAACCACCCCGCCCGAAGTATTGAAAGCACCCGATCCATACGCCTGCCCGAAGTGCGGCAAGCACGTGAAACAGGGGCACTACATGCACGTAAAGTGGTGTAAGGGGTAGGCCATGTCCTTCTCGTTTACGCGTACTCGAGAGCAGTTGAGGTCCATGGTTTTAGCCAAGCTGGGCGAACTCGACCCCGGAGAGACCGTCTCCAGCGAGGACGCCGCGACCGTATATGAGGCCATCGACCTGCGCCTCAAAGAGATTCACCGGCTTGGCATCTACTGGCCGAATGTCACGACGCGCCCGCTGTCGTTCACGCTGACGGCTAACATCGCGTCTGCAAGCGCATCGGTGGACATCCTGTTTCCGATCTCGATGCACGTTGTAAACGGTTCCGTGGACGAGCCGGTTGCCATCATCGGCATTCGGGAATACGCGGACATCCACAACAAGACGCAAAGCGGGATACCGGAGAAGGCGCTCTACATCAGCAGCGCGGAGTTCATTTTCTGGCCGGTTCCGACTGCGACCACGACCGCGAAACTCGTTTACGAAGCCTACGCAGAGGATACCGCCGCCTCGACCGCTCCCGACATTCAGGTGTCGATGATGCGCTGGTTGAAGGACATCATCGCCTACGACTTGGCGGACGAGTTCGGAAAGCCCGAAGCGATGGTGCAGAGGCTTGAGCGCGAGGCAATGCGCGCGGAACTGAACATTCGCAAACTCGCCGTGCAGCGGGTGGATTACACGACGGTCAGGATGGATGACCATTCCTATCCGCACGTGCGCGAGACTGACTACGAGTGGTATCGCTGATGCCGCGCATCAAAACCCCCTTTCTGGGCGGACTGAGCGTTTACCGCTCGATCAACAATTCAGACAACCGCTGCGTGAACCTCTACCCGGAAGTGGTGGAGACCAAGGACGGCAAGGACGTGGGGGCGCTCATGGGCACGCCGGGGCTGACCGGGCGCGTGACGCTTGCGACCTCGCCAGTTCGGGGCCTGATGGTGCGGCATACCAACGATTCCCCGGCCCAATTCTTCGCCGTGGCTGGCAACAAGTTCTACTCGATCAATTCGTCATGGGTCGCAACGGAGCGGGGCACGCTCAATACCTCTACCGGCCCGGTGTCGATGGACTACACCCGCACGGACATCATGATCGTGGACGGGACGGACGGCTACACCTATACGCCGAGTTCGACCACGTTCGCCACGATCAGCGACCCGGACTTTGCGACACTGCCCGTTACCGTGGCGGTCATCGACACCTATTTCGTGGTCAATCAGGCGAACACCGCGATCATCTACATCAGCGACAACAACGACCCGACGGCGTGGAATGCGCTCGATTTCGCAACGGACGAAGGCAAGCCCGATAACCTGGTTGCCGTGAAGGTGAACCATCGGCAGCTCTACACGTTCGGGACGACTTCGATTCAGCCGTGGGTCAATACCGGCAATGCGGACTTCCCCTTCGAGCCTGTCGGCAACACGTTCATCGAGATGGGCTGCGCTGCGGCGTATTCGATCTGCAAACTCGACAACTCGATCTTCTGGGTCGGGGCGAACGAGCAGGGCAACGGTCAGGTATGGAAACTCTCAGGCTACACGCCGACCCGCGTATCGACCCATGCCATCGAACTGAGGATCAAGGATTCGACGGACATCAGCGATATCGAGGGCTACGCCTATCAGGACGAGGGGCACGCCTTCTACATGCTCAGTTCAACGAGTGGCGACTGGACGCTGTGCTACGACATCGCAACCGGCTTGTGGCACGAACGGGCGTGGCGCGATCCCGACTTGGGATATTTCCACCGGCATCGCTCTGTCGGCTACTGCTTCTTCAACGGCTTCCACGTCGTCGGTGATTACGAGACGGGTGAAATCTACACGATGGAACTTGGCGTGTATGACGATGATGGCGACCCGCTGCGGTGGCTGCGGACGTGGCGTCTCTTGGCACCCGGCCAGAATGACCTCCACAGCGTCACCGTTGACCGCTTGCAGATCGATCTAGAGGCGGGCGTCGGCTTGGCATCCGGTCAGGGTTCCGACCCACAGGTCATGCTGCGCTACTCCGACGATGGCGGGCACACCTACGGCAATGAACATTGGGCGTCGATTGGCGGGCTGACCGGCGAGTTCGGCAGGCGCGCAATCTGGCGCAGGCTCAAAAGCACTCAGGATGGGCGGGACAGGGTGTTTGAGCTTTCCGGCTCTGACCCGGTGAAACGAACGTTCATAGGTGCCAGGTCTGACGTGAGGCCGAACCGGACATGATCGTATCCATCCCGCCAGCGCAGTCCAGATTTGCCGTGGTCGTTGGAGATCAGGTGAAACTCGACTACAACTGGTACATGTTCTTTGCCTACCTGTTCACGCAGGGCAGCACCTTTGCCACTGAGCAGAACATCGTGGCAATGGAGACGTTCATGTCGCAATCGCTCCCGCAGAGCACAAGCGGCGGAAGCGGGGCGCCCACGGATTTCAGTGATGCGAACAACATTCTGGCGAACCAGGAATTCGGGGGATAAGTGGCGACCTTCACAAAAATCTTGCTATCCGGCTCGACCAACGGGCGGGCGATTCCGGTTGCGGCTACCGCGACTCCTGGAACCGCCGTCCATACCGCAGTGTCGGGAACGACATCGTTTGATGCGCTCTATATCTGGGCGTCGAACGTGACGGGCACCGCTGCGACCCTGACGCTTGAATGGGGCGGCGTCACCGACCCAGGCGATCACATGGTGAAGGCGTATTCGATTGCGGCGAACTCTGCGCCCATCCCCATCGTGACCGGGCAAGTCCTGAACAACGGGCTGCTGGTGAAGGCGTTTTCTGGCACCGGCTCCGCGATCAATCTCACTGGATTCGTGAACCGGATCGCGTGATGCACATTCCAGCGACAAGGCCGGTCACAGAGGCGATGCAGTCGTTGTCTGACGTGACGACGAACAACGTCTCGATCACGAAGCACGGCTATGCTCCGAAGGCTCCGAACGTTGCAACGCAGTATCTTGACGGCACGGGAGCATATTCCACTCCGGCTGGAACCGGAATCGCGGCGACGATATTTGATGCCAAGGGCGACCTGATCTCCGCGAGCGCCGCAGATACACCGGCCATCCTCACGGCTGGCACTGACGGCTACATTCTCACCACTGATTCCGGTGAGACGACGGGACTCAAATGGGTTGCTCCGACTTCCGTGTCAACCGGGAGCATCACGGAAATCGAGGCTGGTTCGATTGCCGCTGCCACCACTCATGTCATCGACGACATTCCGGGGACTTACCGGCATTTGAAGTTAGTCGTCACGAACGCCAGTTGCGACACGACGACAAGATCAATTCGGCTTGAGGCGTCCACAGACAACGGATCAACCTACTTTACCGATGGCGTTTTCGGAAATCACATCAACAACACAACGCCAGTGAGCGCG